CGGAATACAAACACAAACTTTTACAAATGCCTATAGTTCAATGATGGATATGATGCTAGGAAAACAAGCAATACGATACAACACGGAACATCAGGTCCATGCAATAGGAGATAATCTAACAAGTCAGATCCAAATGAATGATACGTATGCTCAAAATGCTTCTTGGGAATATATGCATGGTGCTGAAGCATCAAGAGAAGCTGGTAATATCAATGCATTATCTGACTTAACTGCTGGCATTGGAACATATGCATCAATAGAATCAAAAACTCCTACTGGTTGGTGGGATAACGATACAAGCAAAAAATATAACCAAAGTGATGCTAATACAGACCTCTCATAATGGCATTTAATCCTTATCCTAATTTATCAGGGCAAGTTAATCTTGTTGCTCCCAATAGGGCTGTTACTGCTCCGGCGAAAACACCATTAGCCGATGTATCTGTCGTTGGTGAAGCATATAGAAACTTCGGGCAAGTCATTACTCAATTAGGAAGTAAGGCCGCAGAAATAGCATTACGTGCAAAATTGGATGATGAACGCCTAGCATATGACGAAGCTTCACTTGTTTTTGCTGGTGGCCTTAATCAGTACGAAATGGATATGCGTAATGATCCTCAGAAATATGCAAATATGAAGTATGAGGATATGCAAACCAATTATATGGGACAATTTGGACCTGATGGGACTTTAATTAGCACAATCGTTAAACCTTACGAAAATAAGCCTAAATTACAGAAGTCCATTAAAAATAACTTAACCCAAATGGGCTTAAATAGGGCAAGTACTGCTTTTAGGATTCATTCAGGTTATCGAGAACAACAAATAGAAACGGAGGTCAATGCTTTTGCAAAGGGCATCAGGAATAGAATGTTTATAACTGCACAAGGTCATTTTGAGGAAAAGGGTGGTGAAACTGAAAAAATGATCGATGAGTACATTAAAGAGTTAAATGACTTCATGGACCCCTATAAAACTATTACAAATGATACGAAAGAAAAAATACGTGAATACGCAATACAAGGAGCCGCAGATGGTGCATTAATAGCCCATAGAAATCGACTTTCTGATCCCAAGAAATTCTTGAATTTTCTTAATGATGAAACAAGTGCTAGTAAGCATATTTTAGAAACCGCATCCTATACTGCTGTTACAGGTGCTTATGAATATGCACTCTCTGGAACAGCGAATCTTGAAGCGAAAGAAGAGGCAAGTGCTCAAAAAGCATTGTTAATTCGGACTCTAAATGGAGTTGATGGTAATCCTAGTGTTATTTTTGAACATACTCTGGATGAACATGGATTAGTCAAAAGACAATCTCAACGGAAAAAAGAATATGAGGAGAATAAGAAGAATAAAGAAAACATATTTTTGTTTCATGAACTTTCTGATGCTGTAATTCAGCAAGCAGTCAAAAGTTATAAAAGTTCTATTTCAACAGGGACTGAGTTCAAAGGTGCAGATCTTAAACAATTTAATGATTATAAGAAAACAGTTGTTCAAGCTGTTAAAGCACCGCTTAAAGCATTAACAGAAGGACAAGGTGCAGATCCGATACCTCTTCTGAAAAAGTTGAAGAGTATCCAGATTAAAATGGCTACATCAAGTACTGATCCAGAAGTTAATCCATTTATTAATGAAAAAGGGGAATGGAAAGGTGGTGGGAAAAGTCTGTTAGAAGCTCAAGCATTACAGAATTATTTAAACTGGTTTACACCCATATTAGAAAAACTTGCAGGACTTGATGAAGGAGAATTAACAAGAGAAGAACTCCAAAATGAAATCACAAATCTAAGAGGGCAAAATCTTCATGTCTTTACTACTGATTTAAAAGATATCCTTATTGCTAATGAGGCTGAAGGACTGACTGATTTGGCACTTGATCTGGCTCATAAAAAACTAGGGACTTATGAAGATCCTACTGAGAAGTTTCATGAAATTGGGTCTAGCAATCCAGATGTTGGACAACCAGATTTGTATGATCCTAACTCTTTTGAGCCAGTTGACATGGGTCCAATCCTTCAAGAGCTTAAACGAGTCTTACCGGATACAGATCAAACAACTATTGATTTATATCCTAGTAGTAAAATTGATACTCTTAAAGAAATAATGAAATCAGGGGATAAAGACAGATTAAAACAACTTATAACTCAAGATCTAGAAAGAAGTGTTGGGGCTTCTTATTTACCTCAGTTGCAACGCCAATTACTTAATAATCCTGAAACTGAGGCATTAGCGGCATTATTATCCCTTGGTTATGGAGTTGATAGGAATGATAAAAGAATTTTCAAGAAATGGGGTCCTTATCAATGGGGATTAGCTTCGCAAGTACTAGAAAATAATCATTTATATAATAATATTTCTCCATCTAAATTCTTGACTGCATCAAAACAAATTAATGATAAATTTGGTTTCACTGGAATTGATGATTCAGGAAGAGAAGCACAGTCTCAGTTAAAACTTCTTGCCTTGGCAGGAAGAGTGCAATATGGCAGAGAAGATTATACAGGCTGGTTTGAAGGTGGTCAGGAACAAGCAACAAAAGATGCTTGGAACGCACTATATTCACATTTCAAATTTGTTAAAAGAACTAACACAGCAAGTGCTTCTGATGCAACAACATTATTATTCTTAACAGATCAATTAAAACGATTGGATGTCGATGAGTCTATTGCCCTTAATGGTATAACTATGACAGAAAAGAGTCTTCAGCAGGATATAACAAATAATCCTAATGACTATGTTATAGTTACAGAAAGTGGAGTTTTGGATGGTAATCAAATAAATCAGCGACGATTCACAGCATTACAGGATGGTGGAAGTTTAGATTTTGCTTTTAGGAATGTTACACGGAATAATGTTAGTGGAATTGCTCTTACAGTAATGCAGAAAAGTAAAAATGGTAAAGGGCATACAATAGGATTTGTATATAAAGGAAATAAGGATGACTATAACGAAATTGATCAAAATGGTATTACTTTCTATAAAGGAGATGCTTTAGATCGTTTAGTTGCCTTACCTATATTAGTGTCAATTGCTGATAAGTTTGATGAAAGATCTTCAGGTAAATTTGGTGAAACTAAAATTGGCCCTGTTACAGTACCTCTACATTGGTTAGGCGATGAATATCCTATAAAAATAGAGAATGAATCAGATTACCAAATGTGGCAAAGTAGTTATGGCAGATTGAGAAAATTTGAAGATCCAAAGGAAAGACAAAAACTTATTAATGCCTATAATGCTAAATCTTCTAAAGGTGCAATAAGCCATGCAGGTCATGGATCTCTTATCAAATCATTAGGAAATCTCTGGGGAGATGATGGGTTGTTAGAATATATGATGCATAAGGACTATATGGCATACGTGAATGAATATATGTTATCTGAAGATCTCCTTCATATTGAAAACAATTCCAATGGGATTGAACATGTTCATATGATTTTACCTGATGATAATTTTGTTCTTGATGGGAAGAGAATACTAGGAATGGAAGACTTACATCAAAAATGGGTTGATACGCTAAAAAGAGGTGATACTGGTTGGTTTGAAGAAACTCTTTCTGCCCTTCTTGGTGCATCTCCACAGAATGTCAATCATGCATTAGTAGAGGCTTTTGACGGTTTATCTCTAGGTGTCAACCCTTATAACATCAATGTCATCCCACATGATGCAACTCCTGATGCAATTTTATTAAAAAATCTTTCTAAACCTGTAAGAGATTGGTTGTTACACAAAAAGAGCCTTCAGTCATGGGAAGATGCTGGAGTTCAGTTCATGACTAATAATTTAAAACGTTCAAAGGAAATGGGTCCAAAACGGAATTGGAACACAAGGAAACGCAGGAGGAAAAGATTTTTCCCTGTTAAAGGCCAATAATGTTTTATTTTGATTACCCTTATGCTCATAAGGATATTGCAGAAGAATCATTTGAAAGTGCAACCCCTAGTGATTTAAGAATCTTTGGTGCTACTGCACGTTATGGGTTCGGTGAGACATCTATTAATGTTGCGGCAGATACAATGCTATTTCATTTATCAGGGATGGTTGAAGACCCAATGCCTAAAGAAGAATGGGAATCGTCACCATATTTTGACCCTGAATTAGAATGGAACGAATCCATGACACGAATTCAAGCACAAATGACAAAAAAAGCATTGGATCGTGATAGAGAGTTCCATGATTGGATGAGAAATACAGATATGTTCTCTTGGCCCGCAATTGGAGGATTTGCTTTTTCAGGGATGACTGATCCTATTGTTTTGGCTCCTTTTTCAGGAGTCGCAGGACATATAATGAAATTAGGCAGATATGCTCGTATAGGAGGAATGACAAGACCTTTTAAAGATATACTTAAAGCAGGTTTAACAGGAGGTTTAACAGAGACTGCATTTCAAGGTATATATTCTCATAAAAAAGAATTATTCCAGCAACATTATGATGCTTCTATGCTTTTTGGAAGTATAGGGCTTGCAACAGGACTGTCTTCAAGTCTTATGGGAGTTGCAAAAATAGGAGGTCTTATCTCTAAACTACCTGTAGGCCAAAGGATTTTTAATACTGCTAAAGCAGTAAGTCAGTTAGGAGAAGATGGAACAGTAGACTTGAGTAGAGGGAAAATCAAGGGTGATGAATACATGAATTATCCTGAAGCAAATGCCCATAATGAGAGAAATGGTGCTCAAAAGTTTACTGAACCTGATGTTGCTGGTCCTCCAACTGGATCAGGAAGACGAATTAAAGATCCCACAGGTTCTATAAAAAGCAGACCTGCAATGGTTGATGAACAACCTAAAAACAGAGGTCCGTTTGACCTCATTGAAGAAAAAATTAAAACCTTTACAACATTGATCAAGAAACAAGTCCAAGCAGATGAAACAATGCAACAGGCAGGTAAAGGTGTTAAAGCATTCTATTCTGATGCATATAGATGGTTAGAAAATAATATTACAAGAGGACGATGCAAGTAGACTGTAAACAAGGATTAATGGAAGTACATGGACTGACATCTCAGGATGCAGATGCCATGATCCGTGAACTTACAGGTATTGAGAGAACTAAGCTCAAAGAATATGTTAATTCTCAGGATGCATACCATAAGAGTATTGAAGAGGCTAAAGCTATATCAAGAGTACGTGATGCCGATGTTGAAGGATTCATCAGAGAAGAATTGCAAAGCACAAAAGGTAGTTGGTTTACAAACTTCTTGAAAGTTCTTACTGGAGTAGAAGGTTTTAAACATAGTAGGAATTATTCAATTGGAACATTAGGAAAAGGTTTAAAACTTGATCGTGAAGGAAGAATCCTTGCAGGACTACGCTTAACCGACAAAGAGTTGAGGCAATTATTTGAAGACAATGCCTTTACAAGAGACTTTACACGTGAATTATCCCCATGGAGTCCAAAAAGTAAAAGTAAGAATCAGTTAGCCCACAAACTTGCAACATTGGTTCATAAAGAACGGTTTGGGCAAGTCTTGGAAGCAAGATCATATGGAGTTCCAATATTATGGAGAGATGACTATTTAGCTACTACTTTCCATAATCACATCCAGATAAAAGCAAAAGGAAAACCTTTCTGGACTAATCGGATGATGGGATATTTAGACCATGAAAAAACCTTTGGTCCCGGAGTCAGAGATAAACAAGCCTTTTTGGAAAAGAAGTTTGATCACATCACAAAATATGCAGAAGAAATGGACTTCTCTTCTGTAAGGCAGGATAAGCCTTTACGTGATGTTATGTCAGAACATAGAGAACTTCATTTTAAAGATGCAGAGTCCTGGCTGGAATATCAGAAAGAGTTTGGATATCAAGATCCTGTTCGTGCCATTTTCCAAGGCATGGATATGATGGATAGTAAGATCGCATTATTGAGATTCTTTGGTAGTGATCCTGAAAAGTTATTCAGGAAACTTCTTCAAGAAGGAATTGATGGAAAGAAGTTGAATCCTCTTCAAAAGAATCAGCTTATTTCTGCCTACAAGACAGTTTCAGGTGAGTCATTTATTGTTGGGAATCCTACAATGGCACAACTTACTGATACAGTAATGAGTGTTCAGGCAATGGCGAAGCTCGGAAAAGCAACAATAACTTCTTTCAATGACATTCCAAATTCTGCATTAGTCTTAAATACTCATGGTATGGGATTCTTTGAATCATATGGGAAGTTGTTCAAGTCTGCACAAGAGATGATTTCTGGACTCTCAAAGGAAGAAAAGACCTTTGTCCTGAAATACCTTGGATCTGGATTTGATGGTGTTATTGGTGCGGCGGCACAACGCATGATGATGATGGATACTTGGCCCGGAAAAATCCATAAAATGGTATCAAGTTATTTTAATATAATTGGATTGAACCAATGGACTGATTTCTGGAGATCTGCATATTCAAGAGTATTATCTCAATATATGGCAGATAATCTTAATTCTAGTTATAAGTCTCTTAATCCTAGATTTAAAGCATTATTGGATACATATGAGATAACTCCAGAACTCTGGGGTGAAATGAGGAAAGTAGGTTCCTATTCACTTCGTGAAATCCTAACTGATCATCCAAGTGGTGCAGGTAATAGCATCAAGAATGCAGATCATCGTTGGGTGACTTCAGATTGGATCAGATCAAAGAGAAAACGTGCAGGAGATAAAGTAGATAGGCTTGCTGACAGAATTGCGACTATGTATGCCTATGAAGCACGTACTGCTGTTCCTGAACCCGGTACAGCAGAAAGAGCTACATTCATGCGTACATTCCAGCGTGGAACCATTATGGGTACATTTGCCCAACTCTTCATGCAGTTCAGGACCACTCAAATGGTTACAGCAATGAGGATTTATCCACGTATTGCACAGATGGGTTTACCTTCGGTATTGCACTTGACTCCTATGTTGCTTGTTGGATATGCTTCACTAGCAGTAAAAGACTTGCTTTCTGGGAAACAACCTTCTAACCCCTATGACCCTGAAGTTTTATTAGAGTCTTTTGCGACAAGTGGTTTATCTGTATATTATGGAGATATTATATTAGGATCATTATATGATCATCATAGAGATGTAGATGAAGTTATAGGTGGAGCATCATATACAACAGCTAAAGATATATGGGAAGTGATGGATCTTATGTGGAATGATCAGGAAGCAGGACCACAAGTCTGGAATCTTGTAAGAAGGAATTTATTGCCAATGAATGTCTTTTATGCTGAATTAGGACTGAATTATGCGTTAAACTGGCAAATACAAGACTATTTAAATCCCGGATACGCAGAACGTCTTGAAGACTTTGCACGATTTCAAGGGAATCCTTATTTTGAGTTAACCGAACCCACCAATCTTGTTCCTTATGGTGGTATGTATGGACTAGGCCAATGACAGTAACAACAACAACAGCAAGGTTCTCATATGTTGGTGATGGAAATGCAGGTCCAGATACTGCAACTGGGATTAAAGTCCTTGCATCAACAGACGTAAAAGTCTATTGGAATAAAGCCTCTAGTGGAAGTGGTACTCCTGTTACAGTTGGAGATACTTCTACTGCAATGTCTACATCAGGTTATCTTACTTTAAATACTCATTATACTGTACAGAATGCTGGTACTAATAATGATATAACTATAACTCTTGTTGCTTCTGGTTGGACGATAAGCAGGTCTCTTGCTTATGCTACTTCTTCAGACACTCTTGTTGTAACAAGAGAAGTTCCTTATACCCAACCTTCCAATTACCAAAATAATGATACTTTTGATGCGGAAACATTAGAACAGTCTTTGGATCGTTCTACGATGCAAATTCAGCAATTGACTGATGTTGCAGACAGAAATTTCGTCTTCTCAAGTACTCTTAGTGATTCTGACTTTAACTCTGCACCTCTTAGTGGGACTGATTTTAGTACTGTTAGAGAACGTGCATCAACAGTCATAACTGGAAAAACTGCAAGGGCGAATAAAGTCCTTGGTTTTGATGCTAATGGTGATGTCTCAACAACACAAGAGATTGGTTCATTCCTTGGGAATTGGGCGGCATCTACTGCATATGTAGCAAGAGATATAGTAAAAGACTCATCAAATAGTAATATTTTTATATGTAATACTAGCCACACATCTACAGGTTCTACTCCTGTTTCAACTAACACAGATGCCGCTAAATGGACTTTGGTTCTTGATGTAGCAACAGCATCAGGTGGAGTAATTGAAGCAGCGAATTGGGCAAGAAAAGTTGATGGGATTGTTGATGCATCTACAGGAAGTGATGATTTTTCCAGTAAAGCGTATGCCATAGGTGGTACAGGTGTAACTACATCTTCTGGCAAGGGTGCCGCTAAGGAGTGGGCAACCACAACTGGAGGTGCGGTGGATACCTCAGAGTATTCAGCTAAGGAATATGCAATTGGTGATGTAACGGCTAGTGGAGGATCAGCAAAGGCATGGGCAATTGATGGATCAAGTCCTGATGGTACAAGTGAAAAGTCTGCTAAAACATTAGCTGGAGAAGCAGGAACCTCAGCTACCGCCTCTGCAACCTCTGCTACCGCCTCTGCAACTTCTGCAACTGCTTCTGCTACGAGTGCTACTACATCAGCAACAAGTGCAACAGCATCAGCCACTTCAGCTACGGCTTCTGAAACTGCTAAAACAGCATCGGAATTAGCATTAGACACTTTCGATGATAGGTTTTTAGGTGCTAAGAATTCTGCACCAACAGAAGATAATGATGGTAATGCTATTATAGAGGGTGCTCTTTACTGGCATTCAACATCTAAGAAGTTATATGTATGGAATGACACAAGTAATACATGGATAACATTAACGGCCGCCGCAGATGCTAATAGTATTACTGGTGCAAATACAATTACATCTTCAGATGGGAATGATCTTACTTTAGCAACAGATGCAGATGGTGAGAATGTAATTATCAATGATTCTACAGGTTCTAATTACTTCAAACTCCCGAATGAAAGAGGCGAAAACAATTATGTTCTTACAAGAGATAACACAGCAGGAACTGGAGGGACTGTATGGAAGGAAACGGCAAACGCTCCAACGCTTACCTCCTTAGATTATCCGGGCGATGATACCGCACTAGACCCTGCTGGTGAATTTAATCTTGCTAGTTCTTCTACTATAGATGCAGATGCAACAGTAACAGTATCCAGTACCACTAATTTAAAACAAGGTATGTTGGTTACTGGAGATGGTATTCCTACTAGCACAACTGTTTTATCTATAACAAATGCTACTACATTTGAACTTTCTGCAAACGCTACTGAAACTGGTACTGTTACACTAACCTTCAACACACAAACACTTGTAATCACTGGGGCTGATTTTTCAGCAGATGCAGGTATAACTGTTACTATTGATGGTGATTCCGTCAGTACAATAACAAGAGATAGTAGCACTCAACTTACTGTTACTGGAATGCCCGCAAAGACAGCAGGAACCTATGCCAATGGTTTGGTAGTAACAAATCCAAGTGGTTTAGCGGGAAATATTGATGTTGATTATTCTGCTTTACCAGCATGGACTTCTCATGCTTCTGGGAATCTTAGTTCTTCACTAGAAGACACTGAAATTTCTACAATAGAGCTAGTTGCAACTGATGCAACTTCTTATGCAATAACAAGTGGTGGGTTACCTACTGGTTTAAGTTTGGCTACTACAGGTATCAATGCTGGTGATATTACAGGAACTCTTGATGCTGATCCTGCAACGTATAATTTTACTGTTACTGCAACAGATGCACAGGCACAAAGTTCTCCAAGACTTTTCAATATAATAGTATATTCATTACCTACTGGTGGAGCCATAGACGATTATGATGAAGGTGGCACTACTTACAGGTTTCACACCTTTTACACAGGAGGAAATGATAGTCCCACTAATATATTTACTGTTTTTTCCTCTCTCAATGTTGACTATCTCGTAGTTGCAGGAGGAGGCGGAGGAGGAACTAGTCGAGGTTCTGGTGGAGGTGGAGGAGGTATGAGAGTTGGAACAGAATTTGCCGTGAGTGTGGCTGGAGGGCCATATACTATTGTTGTTGGTGCTGGTGGTGCTGGTGGCCCCTATAGTGCTGGAGGTCGTCAGGGTTTAGATGGAGGTCCATCCTCATTTGCAACCAATTCAACATTAGGCGGAGGAGGTGGTGCGGGTGATGCGGATGCTGATGGAAGAGATGGTGGTTCAGGCGGAGGTTGTGAAGGAAGTGGTTCGCCGGGTACTGGAGAAGAGGGTGAAGGAAATGATGGAGGGACAGGAAGTGGGAGTGCGCCCAGTTATGGTGCAGGAGGTGGTGGAGGAAAAGGAGGAGTAGGTCAACCTGGATATAGTACTATTGGTGGAATAGGAGGACTTGGTGCAAATTCAAGTATTACTGGTGCAACAGTAGGATATGCTGGAGGCGGTGGTGGCGGTGCGTTAGGGGCTGGTACAGGTGGAACCGTTAACGCAACAATAGCAGGAGGAGCTGGTGCTGGAGGAAATGGAGATTCACATGTAGGTACAATATATGGCGGAACTGGAACTCCAAATAGAGGTGGAGGCGGCGGTGGTGGCGGAGGCTCAACAACCGAGAAAACTGGTGGAGATGGAGGTTCAGGAATCGTTGTAATACGATATGCAGTATAACACACCACTATACGCTTTAAGCGTAGTACTTTTGAGCAGGCCAAGAATGGCGGAATGCGGAAACATGGCCTTTGCTGAGAGATGACAGGACTTCTCATATTCTTTTCGATTTATATCACTCTGATTTTATCTGGAGTCTATGTAGTTTGGTATTTTATGAACAATTATGATGAGATTATTTTCAGGAAAACTAGTGAATGAACCCTGCCGATTATGCATATGCAACTGGAAAGATACACCCTGATCTCATGGAAGTAGATAGCTTACTACAGTTGATAGAAAGGATTGGCCTACCAGCAGTTATTATTGGGGCAACATTCTTTTATATTTATAAAACTGCCCAATCACATAGGGACGAAGTTAAGTCATGGCAGGAAAAAGATACGGTAGCAGATTCAAGACTCATTGATGTGATTAATCTGTCCAATACGAGAAATGAGAATTTTCAACAGGCATTGAACGAACAGACAATGGCGATTAGGGAATTGTGCGGTGAAATCCGAGGAATGAAACCAAGCAGGAGATAAATTGGCTAAAGAAATCACTACGACTACGGTTACGAAACCAGATGCTCCGAAGCCGATACCTCCTAAAATGTCGGTGAATGAGAGAATTCAAGTAAGTAGGTTTATTGCTCGGTTTATCATTGGATTATTTGCGCTGGCTACGTTTCTGTATATTGTCCATGTAATGCTTGGGAGTGCAGAAGAATTACCTACATCCTCAAAAGACCTCTTAAATATCTTAATTGGCGCATTCATACCGATTCTTGCAGGAATTGCCAAATTTTACTTTGAATCTGGTGGTGATCTCCATCAAGAAGCAGAAAAGAATCCCATTCCACCACATCCTGAGAAGGAAAAGGAAGCTTAGTGAACTCTTTTAGTTGGCTTTATGATTTTTTCGTAAAGGATAATTATGATAACCATAAACAGGATAACGAAAGGAAAGAAATGGTTAACCTCATTCTGCCATTTGTGGCAAATATGCTTAAAGACTTAGTAGCTGACAAAGCTCAGTCTTTAGCAATAGAGCATCTCCAACCTCATCTTGATAAACTTCCTAAAGAAGTTCAGGAAGCACTTGATAGTGCTGTGGATGGTGATAATAGTCATGCCCATAAATCCGTCCTCGACCTCATCAAAGGATAAGAGAAGACTTGTAGCGATGCTTATCAGCACCAATTTCACGTTACAAGAGCTAGTTCATTCTCCTACCGCATTACATGCAGGTATTGATCAGGAAGAACATTTAGATACGAATGCTGTCAGTAGAATTACAGCATTGGTTTTAGCTGTTCTTCAACCTGTAAGAGATAAGTTTGGAGCAACCAAGATTAATTCTTGTTTCAGATCAAGACCACTGAATGATCTGGTAAACGGATCTCCTAATTCTTCTCACTGTTGTTCTGGTACAAGCTCTGCGGCAGATATAGAAATATATAGTGAAGATGTCTCTAATATGGAACTAGCAGTATGGATCAGGGATAACCTGGAATTCGATCAGTTGATCCTTGAGAACTATAATCCTGATAGAATCTCAAAGATCACTGGAAAGAAGGAAGGACCAAATAGTGGTTGGGTTCATGTGAGTTATAGTTCGGTAGGAGACAACAGGAAGGAGGTGAAGAGGATGGTAAAGGTGAAAGGAAAGGCCAAATATTTCTCAGGACTTACAGAATAAGTATTCCATTGAAGGTAATTGGCCTTTAATGAGATATGATGATTCAGAGTTTAAAAGATATTTGAACCAGAACCAGAATCAGGATCATATACAGGAGAAGAAAAAGTTGGAGGACTATCATAAGTTGAAGAATCTACCTGAGTCTGTTTACTTTTCAGATTAATAAACTCTATATAGTGAACAACCATTTCATGATAATTGATTTTCTTACCTTCAGGATTTGTATATGCAACATTGTTCAACTCTCCTTTCAGAAGCACCTTATCTCCTGATCCCAAGAATCTACTGACAATATCTGCTGTTCCTTTGTAGGCAATACAGTTGATCCAGTTTTTATTATTCTTGTCAGACTCCTTTCCTTCATTCTTGTAACACAAAGAGAATTTAGTCTTATTTGCTCCATTCTTTGTGGTTCCTTGTTCAGGAGCACCACCTATATTACCTGTTAATATTATTGTATTTGCCATATTGGTATTGATGAATTGTTGATTATTGTTACCTTTCCTTCTCTTGCCCAAAACTTTTGAGCAACAACACTGAATATTTCCTGATCCTTTTGATGGAGTTCACAAACTGCTTTAATCAGGTTATCCAGATCAGGTTTATTCTGATGGATTCTTCCATCAAACTGAAGTTTCTTCTTCTTTGACCATGACTCTGCCATTGGTATCAAAAAGACTATGATCAATGAATTACCCATTACAAAATCTTCCTTCTTGAATGCATCTCTCAGAGTATCCAAGTAGTTGTGATAACGTTCAACAATGGGTCTTTTGGACTTTCCACCCCAACGATCCCTGAATGTCATTCTTGGTTTTGGAACTGGATTTATTGTTACCTCCATATTATTCCTTCATTTCTTTCAGGACTTCTTGAAGTGATTCTTCTCCTAGTACATGTTGAAACATACGTTTAAATCCACATTTTATGTTTTCAATATCATTTGAAAGTTCAAGGACTTCACGTTTTGCCTCATCACGTTCTTTCTTCATATCCGCATAATCCTTTTTGATCATTTGAAGATGATTATGTTGAGAGTCAATCAATTCGTCTTTTGCTTCTAGTATAGATTTCTTTTCTTTTGTCATTGATTTTTCTTTTTTAGTTATTGAATAAGTTTTTGTTACTCCTGTTCCTTTGTCGTAGAAGTAACGATTGACTGCTGATCTAGCCCATTCAGGATAGTCAGGATCTACAAACATTGGCATATCCGATTCTCTGAAATTAGGATCTCCAATGATTCGATGCCGATGAATTGCTCTGAATTTTATCTGCCAAGGTACTGTAAAGGGATTTCTCACCCAATAATAATTCCAGTCATTTTCAACAGATGATATGGTTTTCCATATTCGATGAAGATTATTTGTTTGTTGTTGTGCTGTATTGGTGGAATTCCAACCACCACTTTCTTTTCGGTCACACCATTTCATTTCCGAATAGTTCATTGTATTAGGACCATCACGGAACTTT